AAAAAAAAAAATTATGAGCTTCCTTACGCTCACGGACGACGCCATCCTGAGCGTGGCCGAGACCCTTCACGAGGAGCCGCTTTTCGGCCTGCTGGCCGTGGCCGCGATGCACCGGTGCCACAGCCGGCTGCGGACGCTTCTCCGCGCGCTCGTGGCGGAGCAACCCGAGATCCGAGATCGCAGCTGCAGCCTCACGCACACCTGGAGCGTCCCACGCTTCTCGAGGTTTGAGAAGATGCCCTCGGACACCACGTTGTACTCGCCAGAGTTCTCGACGGCCTTCGGCCACAGGTTCCGGCTCCTGCTCTTTCCGAACGGCAACCAGGTGTCCTACCTCTCGCTCTACCTCGACGTCCCGCTGCCCCCTGGCATGAGCAGTTGGTGGAGCCGGCGGGTCAAGTTCTCGCTCCGGGTGATCCACCCTACGGACGAGCGCCTCGACGTCACCTGTGAGGAGATGACGGTCACCTTCTCCAAGGGGACCCGCGACTGGGGCTTTCGCAACCTCATAGACCTCGAGGACGTGCCCGAGATGCTCTCGAACGACGCGCTCCGCGTCACGGCCTGCGTCACGGTGGATCCGCCGCGGCTCGACTTTGGCGCCGTGTCGGCGCTGTGGGCGTATCGCGGGGAGGAGGACCGCGTCCTGCGGATCCTTCTGCCCAGCATGCTCCTCGACCTGAACAAGGCCTTCATGTCGACGGACCTCCAGCACGCGTGGACGCTGTGCCCGGCGTGCGGCGCGCGCCTCGCGCCGCCGCCCTGTGCCGACGCCGCCGCCACGGGGCTGGCGGAGACGCGGATGCGGTGCGCCACGGCGGAGTGTGCGGGCTGCCCGGTGGCCGCCTCGCACTCTCTGCTGCGCCGGTTCGTCGACGATAGGTCGTGCGATCGCTCAAAGGGAACGTGGCGGAATTGGCCGTGGCCATTGGGCGACCTCGCCGTCCCCAGGCCCGAACACATGGATAACGTCCGCCACATCGCGCCGGAGACGATGCTGCGCCTCAGCAGCGACCGCCTTCGGGACGCAGCCGCTGCGCACTTCTCGCGAACCCTGGCTGCGATCCTCGGCACTGGCCTGGCGGTGGAGGTGGCGGCGGCGCGACGGTGAGTGGCGATGGGTGCGCACGCCGCTCGGCGCCCGCGCGCGCGCGCGCGCGCGATCAGACTCGCGTTTGCCCGGAAGCCAGAAAAAAAAAGGTGCACACGACCGGAAGGAGAGAGAGAAAGAGAGGGTATGACAGACAAGCGTTCGTTTCGGTTCGTCGTGTCAGACGGGACTGTCCTGCGGGGTAAGGAGCTCATTTTGCTCAGAAAACTGCAAACGCAGAGCACCGAGGAGATGATCCACACGGTGCTCATCCCGCTCATCATGAAGCGCGCCCCCGTCTCGCTCCGCGCGCTCGACTGGTCGGTCGTGAACTACAGCAAAGAGAAGCATATCATCTGCAGCGGCCCTGCGCCGGGGCAGAAGACGAGCATCCACGCGGCGTATCAAGATTCGCTGCGGTTTTGGAAGCGCCGCCTCTTCGACCCGTTCCGCCGCCGGTTCCCGGTGACGCTCGTCGTCGGGGACGAGAGCTACCAGACCACGCTGGGCCAGGCCAATTTCGCCCACTTTGTGCACAGCACGGGCGTCATCAACTACGTGGTCGCGAACATCGCGGACATCGAGCGGAACATGAACGCCGCGGTCGCGCGCCAGCGGCGCGAGCGCCAGAGGGCGCTGGCCGTCGGAGCGCACCGGATCCGCCAGTCGCTCACGCAGTCCGACGGCGCCCCGATGATTCTCTACCCGCGGACTGAAACGATCACCTTTGGGAGCTAGAATGGGTCCTCCACACACTCGGCGAGTGCGTTTCGATAAAGTTCGTACTGGCTCTCCTCCAGCGACAGGGTCCAGCGCAGCGAGTCCAGCACGTAGGCCTCGGCGCGGCGAAGGGTTCTCGACGACGCGCGCGTCAGCCCGAGCATGGCGTCGCCGTACAAAGGGTCCTCGTCGTCGTTGGCGACCTTCATGGCCAGGCACAGGCAGATGAGCAGCAGCTGGCGGACGACGACGTGTGGGCACGACGTTCGGTGCGTTTTGCGGAGGAAATTCTCGAAGAGAACGACCGCGATCAGGAGCTCCTCGTCGGCGATGTCGAACCATTCGCAGGCGGCTTCGAGGAACGCTTCAAAGTCCCGAAGCCTCGGGAATGTTCGCGCGTCCCGCCAGACAAACTCGGGGGCGTCCACTGTGCGCTCGAGCTGGAAACGGAGGCGACGCGGGACGACCCCTTCCGGGCTGTGGAGCCTGTACAGCGCGCGGGACACGTGCGGAACGAGGGTGCACGCGGCCGTAGCGCGCACGCGGCGCGCCCTCGGGCGCTCGGATGCGAATTTTTTTTGGCTGTGCATCATTACAAGAGCGGCGTGATCCGACGCGGCACGTACACCACCCAAAAAAAAAAGAACAAACACAGGACGGTGTGGACCATGGACTACCACTTCAAGCCGCTCTTTACGATGCGTCCAGTGACCGACCACGAGGCCCAGCACGAACAGTTCGTGCTCGGGCGTATCGATGTGCAGGTGCCGAGTGGCAGCCTCGACAAGGAATGGGGGCACCTCAAGGGCCCAGCGAACACGGCCGCCGAACTGCAGGCGCGCGGCCAGGAGATGCTGCGCACCGCAGCGGCCATGCGGCAGCTGAGCACCCTGATGACGCGCGAGGAGGTGATGAGGTCGTCCAATGGGAGCCTCTCCACGCTCGAGTCCGAGGAGATGCTCTCATCGCAGGAGGCGTCCAAGCTCTCTGCGACGAACGCGCCGCTGATGCGCCCGTTCCAACGTCTCCCGCCTAACGGGACGGTGCGCTCCCCGGAGGCGCGCAGTGTGAAGTCAGTGTGAGCGCCGCACCACGCGCGACGCCGCGTACAGCGCTCCGCGCCGACGAAAATAGAGGGCAGGGGTGGGTAAACAATAACGGGAATGAAGAAACTCGTCCACTCGCCCGTGGTCGCGCGCATCGTCGCGAGCATCCTAAGTGCTGTCCTGTGGTCAGTGTGCTTTTACGTCATGCAGCGCCTCTCGGGCACGGAGGGCGGGGCGGACGCCCCGCACACGAAATCCGTGCGGGCGTTCGTGGAGAAGAAACCGGAGGGTCCGCAGCCCGACGCACTCGACGCCATCGGCGGCTACGACCAGGTCAAGGCCGTGCTCGTGCGCACGGTGGTCGTGCCGCTGAGGAAGCCGGCGGTCTTCTTCGCAGACGTCAAGGAGCTCCACCCGCCCCGCGGCGTGCTGCTGGCGGGCCCGCCCGGCACCGGTAAGACCACGTTCGCGCGCGCCTGCGCGCGCGCGGCGGGCGTGCCGATGATGGCGCTCCACGCGCGCGCGCTCGAGTCCAAGTGGTTCGGCGACACGCCCAAGATCCTGTCGGCCGCCTTCGACCTCTGCATCCGGGAGCTGCAGCCGTGCATCGTCTTCTTCGACGAGCTGGACGGGCTGGCGCGCCGGCGGAGCGAGCTCGACCAGGCCGCCTCGTACACGCTGAAGACGGAGCTGCTCCGCAACCTCGACCGCCTCGTGGAGCTGTCCCCTCCGCCCGCCGTCGTGTGCGTGGCGTGCACCAACGTGGCCTCGGGCATCGACCCCGCCGTGGGGCGGCGGTTCTCGAAGCACATCGAGGTCCCGCTCCCCAACGCCAGCGAGCGCAGGAGCATCCTCCGCGTCCTGTGCCGCGAGGACCCCTGCGACGCGGCCACGATCGCGGACGTCGCGCGGTCGTCCTCGGGGCGGAGCGGCGCCGACCTGCTCGAGCTGTACCGCGAGGCCTCGCTCCGGCGGGCCGAGCGGGCGCCCGAGGAGGCCCTCGAGAATTCGAAAACGGCGCAGGAGTACCGGGGGAAACTCGGACCGCTAACGCGACAGGATTGGGGCCTCCCGCCCCCGCCTACTGACGGACCGGCATCTGCGAGCACTGCCGCGCCGGCCGGCCGGAGAGCGGCACGGTCGGCAGGTACGACGTAGAGCACAGCGAGTTGTTGTGCGCCACCACCGCCTCGTTCCAGAGCTGGATGCCCTTGTCGCAGGCGATCCGCCAGATGCGCTCAAAGTCAGGGAAGGCCTGCAGCACGTGCTTGATGCTCGGGGTGCTGCGGAGCATCTCGTGGACGCACTCGATGGGCTTAAAGTCGCTCGCGATCCCCCTGCAGATTTGCAGGAACGCGCGGTCGAGGAGCGGGTTGCCGCTCGGACTCGGGGAGGCCCCCAGCAGGCAGAGGGTGATGCGCCACTTATCGTCGTCGCCGTGGATGCGGAACGAGATCGTCGAGGAGTTCGAGCCGCAGCGCACGCCGTGCGCGCCCTCGACGACGTTGTCGGAGCAGACGCAGTACGCGAGCATGGCGCTGTCGATCCGCGCCCACGGAGGCAGGGTGACCGTGTGATCCACGAAGCGGTCGCGCGCGAGCACCTTGGTGGCGCCGATGAGCGCGCTCAGGTACTGCGGGAGCGCGTGCGCGTGGAGCGGCGGCGTCAGGAACATCTGCGCCGCGGACTCCGACGGCACCGCGGCCAGGCAGCCGTGGATGTCCGACATGTCCATCGGCCGCTCGCGCTTGCGGATCTCGCCCTCGGTCACCTCCAGGCGCAGTCTGTCCTCCTGGACGAAGACGATGGCCGTCCTATGCTCGTCCTTGAGCTGGTGCAGCGCCACGCGCTTTCGCACCTCTCCGGGTCCGGGCACGTCGAGCACAAAGAGCGCCGGGGCCTTCAGGTGTTCCGCGATCCTCTGGATCATTCCAACGCGCTCGTCCCAGCGCGCGTGCACCTGAGGAGGCACTTCGATGCTTCCCCCCGCGTGGGTGAGGCGCACCTTGCGCATCGTGAGCGGCAGGTAGCACGTGGTGGTCGTCGGCACGTCCGGAACGACGATCGTCTGCGAGGTGAGGTTGACGACCACGAGCTCGCTCGCGTCGTGAAAGTCAAGGAGCCCGTCGACGTGGTAGGGCTCGGTGCCCGTGGCAGCGCTCCCGGTGAACGTGACGCAGGCGCGATCGTTCGCCGTCGCCACGACCTCGACGTCGTGGCGCATGTCTTTGGCCTGGTTTCTTTTTTTTTTTTTTT